TAGAATAATGGAAGCTATTGTAGCACTTGGATTAGCTCTCGGAGCATATCATGTATATGACCATGTAACCACAAAACAAGAGACAGCAGTTTATGAAAAGCCACACGTAGAAGTAGTCAAAACTCTACCGTCTGTGGGTATTCATCGCTATGACTACAAAAAACCCACAACTGCGACAAATGTGACCTGGGTTTTTACTAACTAAAATGTTAAAATCAGAAGAGATAGAAGAAATGTGTCGTATGTTTGGTTCTATACCAGACCCAGATTCATATCCAATCACATTTGAATACTATGTTCAAATGTACCAGTATTTTAAACAACACAAGAGGAAACGAGATGAGAGACCTGAGAGATGAATTGTTACAAGCTACATACGACCACGCAAAGGGTCATGTAGAAAAACACAGGCTTAATGTAGAAGTGTATCTCGCTAATCCAGCAGGAATTGGTGAGCATTCTGATATCATTGAGGCGATTGAAATTGAACTCACTGAAATGGCAAAATATCAAGACCAAATCGACATGTTAAAGGAGTACTTCGATGCTGAAGAGGTTATTGATATGCGTGACTCTGATTTCATTTGAGGCTCAAGCTACACCTGAGTGGGCGTCTAAACCAGTGCAGTGTGCTTCCATTATTGAAGTCAATCAGCGCCAAGCTGAAAAAGGACTCACTCCGTTTATCGCAGGAGTGACAAAGGCTCGTATTGAAAATCGTATGTATGATCTGCCGTGGATCATGTTCTATGACCAATCAGAAGACGGATACTATACGATTGTCGAGTATAATATAGATGCAGACTATGCCTGCCAGGTTCTTGTAGGCGCTGGCTTGGACTTTAGTGTCATGGACGACTGGGAAGCAGACTCAAAGCTAGACGGAAATACAACTCCTCGTTCTAAATAAATTTTGAATTGGACTATGCTCTTCATGTATGCTAATTTATATGCGTTAGCTGTTAAACGACATAAAACGCTGGCGAACAGCGCGGCACAGGCTATCGTTTCACTGTGCGACCGTAGGGAGCTAGTGGGGCAACGGAGTTGCCTAGAGTGAGGCCAGAGTTGCGTCCAGATTTTATTCCTTTACAACCTCCTACACAACTTCATTATATTGATACTGATTTAGCATACTGGCAGTGTGGTGAACATGCTTCATTGTGTGCTTCTTGGTTATTAAATTATTGTGACCCTGTACATATTATCACTGTATTTTTTAATCATACTTTTAACCATACAGTTTGTTATGTAAAAGACTGGGGAACTTTTGACTTAACTAATAATCGTTACTTTCCCAACTTTAGATATGGGCAAATACCTAGTTTAAGTGAGAAAGAATATTTTGAAGCAACACCCCTAACCACCTGGATTCATCCACCGCTCCATCTCACAAATAAAAACAGAAGATTTTATACTTATAAAGAAGAAGATATTGACTATATCAAAATTAATAAACTATCCTCTTTCAAGGTATGAATACCACTTTTAACTTGCTCTTATCCCTTTTATTTGATATATTATTCAAAGATAAAGTTTTAACCAGATTTATGGAGTAGGCAATGCCAAATTGGTGTAACAATACCCTCACAATTACCTGCGCTTCAAAAGAAGAAGCAGATGAACTTCACAAACATTTAGAAAATCAAGAAGCTGAAGACTGGACTTTCTTTGGATTCTTTGTTCCAGAAGATTGGAATGAAGAGGACTGGTATTGGTCTCGTGTTAATGCTTGGGGAACTAAGTGGGACGCCTCTATCTCTCACTATGAGTGGGTAGATGACTATAATCTTGTGATGGATTTTGATACAGCTTGGGGACCACCTATTGGTGTGTATGAGGCTGCCCACGAACAAGGGTATACTATCATGGCTGCTTACTATGAGCCTGGCATGTGTTTTGTTGGTTCATGGAATGTTGGTGATACAGAACACTACGAATACGCAGAGTGTGAGACCGCTGATGACATACGTGAACACATTGGTGACGAGCTTGATGATATGTTTGGTATCTCTGACTGGTTCCGTGAGATAGAAGAAGAGGAAACCCTTCATTGATCTACTTAGATGTTGATGGTGTGATCGCTGACTTCTATGTTGGGTGTTTAGCTCTTGGTTGGGAAGGTGATTTGTTTGGTGGAGACGGTAAGCTCGAAAAGTTTATGGCAGATAACTACACTCAAATATTTAGAACTTCACCTCCAACTAAGAACATGGAATTTTTCAGAAAGATGTATCAAGTTGAGAATGCATCTGGTTTTGAAAAAAATATGAAAATTCTCACTGCCATGGGTTCTCACTATAAGAAAGAGCATGTTAACACTGTAATTGAGAATAAACACTTCTGGTTGAATCAGTTTGGGTTTAAGAGTGAAGATATTATCATTGTTGAACAGTCAAAAGATAAACTTCCTTATTGTAAGCCAGGTGATGTGTTATATGACGATAAACGTTGGACTATCCAAAAATGGAATGAGTTGGGTGGTATGGGCTTTTTAGTATATTATGAACATTCATGGGATAAAAACTGATGGATATTAGAGATCGAATTATTGAAGCAATGGAAGACGGTTGGGTAGAGCCTTATTATCTTGTGACATCATTGATAAAATATATGACTACAGATGAACTTGCAGACTGTATGAAAATTAATGAAATTGACTTACCAGAGATTATGGAGGACGAAGATGATTATTAGTAGTTATTTTGGTGTTGAACAGTATGAAGATAGAATCGCTCACGTTTGTAAAGATGACAAAGGATTCTATGTAGATTTATACTATCAAGATGCTTGGTTAGAAAAACGAGAACTATATGATCACAGTATACGTTATGCAGAAGACTGTGCTGAAAACTTTGTTTTAGGCATATTTGACGTTGACAGAAAGGTACAAAGTATAGATGGCTAAAAAAGACTTTGGAGAAGCAGTAGGCAAGTGTTCTGTTTGTACTATCAATCTATGGGACGCATCAGGTGGAGAACCTGCTATCTGGCCTTGTAATGTAAAAGACTGTCCATATGAGGACGCTGAACATCAGCACGCACATCATGGAATAGTTCATGGTTCTCCTTTTGGATCGGGGTTAGGCCAAATTGAGTTTTGATCAAGTACTAATAACTGATATTCATCATTATACTGACAGGTTGTTCGGTTTTAGAACTGAACGACCTGCTTCTCATCGTTTTACCGCAGGTGAGTTCAATATGCTAACTCTTGATGGTAAGCTAAAACGAGCATATTCTTACACTTCTGGACCTTATGATGAATATTTAGAATTTTACTCAATCAATGTTCCTGATGGAGCCTTCACTTCTCAACTTTCGCAAATGGAAGTTGGAGATGAAATCATGATAGGTAAAAAACCTACTGGTTCATTGGTGATGACTAACCTTGAACAACCAACTGAAGGTATGAATCTATGGTTATTTGCAACTGGGACTGGCATCGCACCATTCATCAGTTTGTTAAAAGATCCATACACTTTTGAATTATATAATGAAATGAATGGTACAGTCTTTGTTGTGTGGTCAGTTTCTCACAAAGCTGATTTACAAGCGTATGATGCGTTTTTAGGCGATGATGAATTTGTTGACATACTGTACTACCCAATCGTTACTAAAGAGCCTTGGTATGACAATGACAGAATCACTTCTGTTATCGAAAAAGATAATATAATGAAATACATCACTCCCGATAACGCTCGTGTGATGGTTTGCGGTAACATGAGTTTCAACGAAGATATGAAAATAATTTTAGAAGGTAGAGGTTTTAAAGAAGGTAATCGAAATGATCCAGGAACATATGTCTTGGAACGTGCATTTGTAGAATCATAGGAGGTAATCATGAACTGGCAAGATCACACTAAATCTACTGAAGAGACATTGAGAGATGCTCTTATGGAAAAAGAAGGACAGATTGACATTTTAAAGAGAAATGTAAATGAACTTCAAACTCACCTTCAACAATCATATAAAAAGATCGAACAAAAGAGTCGCGAGATTGAAAAGTTGCAAGGAATGCTAGTGGAGGCCGTTGTTGAAAAATCGTAGCGGCTCTCACCCAATTAATGATTATTTTGATCCTAAGATGCAGAATAAAACTCACGAATCTCGTAAGCGTATCAGACTAAAGCAAAGACTTAAGGTATTAAAAAGAAAGTTTAGAACCTCAACAGGATTAATAAAGAGATGAACATAGGATACTTTGGTAAAAATACAATTCTTTCACAATATTTTTCTAAAGATGTAAACTATATAGATGTCGATATCTTTGATGAAAGCACTTGGAATCAAGTAGATAATCTTGATAAGATGTTTATGTACATTCCGAAAAAAGAAAATACAGTGGAGCAGACTAAAGAATTTTTATTGTATTGTGCAGACAAAAGCATTCAACACATTGTTAAGCTTGGGTCTCTTGGTCCTTACAGAATGATTCATCAACAGCTTGATTCATTTGCAGAAGAGGCGGGGCTGTATGTTACTACCTTAGCTATAGCCCCCTTAATGAACGCTATTTTTTATGAACAGTATTGTGATAAAGTTTTGTATGATTATCGTTTTGGTGGATCAGCTCCTTATTTAGATCCAGAAGCTCTTGCTCATGTAATTCACTATACATTAACTAGTAATTTTACTTGGAAAACACCTCTGCACATTACTGGTGACGAACAGTATACAATATATGATATTGCATTATTCATGGAAGATGTTGGTTATGATGTTGAAACTATAACTGATCGTGTATATACAAAAACTCATGATATTGATTCTAGAGACGCAAATGAAAAGCTATTAGCACGCCTTGGTGAAAAATACATGCATGGGTGGTTTCCAGAAACCTCTAACTCTGTGAAGACACTTTTTTATTATTCTGGTAGATCATTTCCACAGTTTTTGGTTGAGGATAAAGATAAGATTGCCATGCAATTTGAAGAGGATAAATGGTTGTGAGTTTTCCTTATTTAGGTCATCATGACTATCTTCCTTTTTGCGAGATTTTAGAGGACATGAAGGCTGTAGGTTATAGTAATCTGAAACACGTTTGTAGTGCTGTCAATGATTATGCTTTACCTACCCGCTCTGAGAAAGAACAACAATATCAAAAATTCTATGGTTGGCATAATAATGTGAATGCTGGTCTTGATGTCACTGATAAAAATTACTTTCCCATTAGATGGTTCAGAGAATTAAACTATGACCCAGATAAAAAATATGTAGCTAAAGTTGTTTGGACTAAGCCAGGCAACTTTGAGCCCCCACATGTAGATTTCTATCCTTCATTCTTAACACAGAAGAAACCTGACGGAACGCTATACAATGAAGCAGAAACTAGAGAGATTGGAAAAGGCATTATGAGGGCTTGGATACCTCTAGAAGATAGTAAGTTAGGTCATATCTTTTACGGAGAAGGTTTTGCTTTAAACTCTTGGAAACAAGGCGATGTTTTTAGAATACCAAACGGAGTTGAGCACGGATTCGTCAATGCTGGACTAGATGATAGATTTTTAATTGTTTTTACTGGTCATCTACTAAAATAATAAATATAATATAAACATAACTGGAGTATGCAGGTACTCGTTATTACACATTCTTATTTGCATTTCTCCATAAATTCATTGCGAAGGCGATATTTATGGTTAATTATAAACAACTATATGACTCTATTGAAACCGTACAAGACTACTTAGATTTATGTAATAAGTATGACCAGTTACAGTTGGAGAAAAATACCTCAAACTGGGATTACTCATCTTCATCGTATACTTATCTAGGAAATGTTGGACGTAATTTTGATTACTTGATACCTCCGTCTGAGAGTAGAGTTGGTATTCAATGCACGTTCAATGAGGTTGAAAATCAGATACATGTTCCCCTAAATTACACACACGGTTATGACAGACATCAACCTGATGATTTTTGTAAAAAAGTAATTAAGTTTCTTAAATTTGATGGCGAATATCAAGCTGATGTTAATGTACAACCTCCTAATGTACTTAAAGTGTTACATTATGATAATATGAGTACTTTATTCTTTAACAATCCTTCTCTACATTCTTTACCTTTTGATAAAGAAAGACGACAACCTGCGCACAAGTATGATTTGAGACGTATTTTTGTTGCCTTGTCTGACTGGCAAGATGGTTGGATATTTCAGATGGGTACTAAACAATGGGCATGCTGGAAAAAGGGAGATGTTATAGATTTTCATTGGAGAGGTCAGCCTCATTCTACTGCTAATGCTTCTTTTGAATCCCGTGCTCTTCTTAAAATTTCTGGGTTCAGTGATATTGAGTATTTTGGAAACGTTGAACTTTAATGAAAGGTCTTGTTTGGCAATACCAAGGCACCAGCTACGATAGAAAATTTAAGGCTATTGAAGCTGCTGGGAACAATGTCTTTGATATAAACTGTACTCTTATGCCTGATTCTTTTATGAATTTTGATTTCACTCTCGAACCTACCGAGTCATTTTCTAAACTAGTAGACGAGAGATGTAGACAAATTAGAGACAAGTATCCTTACATAAAACTATGGTTTAGCGGGGGTACCGATACTACAACTATATTAAACGGGTTTTTAAGAAATAATATACATATTGATGAGATAGTAATTTATATTCAATCTCTTACTGATGATTTTAGTCATACAGGTAATTATGAATTGAATACTTTTGCTTTTCCCTATCTTAAAAAACTATCTAAATATTTAACCAAAACTAAGTTTACAACTTATTATGTCGGATATGATGAGTACAGAAAAATTCTTAATGATATGTGGTTTGAAAGGAAAAACAATTTAGATATTAGAACGATGTTCGCTCCTAGAATCAGAGGTAATAACTATTGTAATATATACGGTGATTTTTCTCCTTGTATTGAGAGGGTTGGTAATCGTTACTTTGACATACAGTGGGATACTACAAATGTAACTGATTACGTGCATAAGAATGTTGAATTATTTTTTACTTCAGCAGATTTGCCTAAATTACACTCAAAACAATGTCATATTATGAAAAATCACATCAAACATAATAATGATACACGTGATACTAAGTATATTGCCCGTGAACTTGTAAGAGACGTGCCTATTGCTAATGAACACCCCTCAATGGTTAAACTAGATCGTGGAGATTCTACTACTAGTTTTACTACTAAAAAAGCGCTAGCAATGATGAAAGAAGCACCTAATAAAGACTTGTTAGATAGATATAAATTTTTATTAGGTACTACAATAAATAATAAATCAGTTCTAAAACTCAATGTAGGATTTAAAGTTTTTGAACTTGATCTAGGAGAGTAATATGAATAAAGAGGAGTATCAATATCTGTTAAACTATAATGTATCTCATTATGAGCATGAAGCTGTTGATTTAATTAAATTACCTTTTCTTAACTTAGATTCTGAGTTATTCATTGATTTCACTGAGGACTATTTTGATCTAGCAGATCAAGATTGGGAGCGACAAAAAGATCATTATCCTGAAGAAGGAAATATGAGAGTTAGGCATAATATGAATCTCTTATATGGTAGGCATAATACGTTCTTACTTAAATATGGAAATAATGGTGATACTAATGAACGATTAAAAGAAATATTTGGATACGGTAATTTAGCAAAACTTAAACTTTTACCAGATACTGTTTTGATGAGGTTAATAGTTAAAGTACCTGGTCACGGTATTGCAATTCATCTTGACGACGCAAGCACGTACATACAAAAATTTTCACTCGCCCACAAAGAAAAAGCTAAGAGATTGTGGTTTCCTGTCTCTCAATGGGAAGATGGACACTTTTTTCAAATATCTGATAAAGTCCTATCTCATTGGCAAGTGGGTGATGGTTACGAGATTCCGTGGGGCATTCCACATCTTGGAGTAAACTTCGGACTAAAGACCCAATTTACATTAAATATTACAGGAGTAACTTATGGATAAATTAACACCTAGTCAGACTAACGCTGACTACAGCGAGATTCCAGAAGATATTGAATACTATATCAAAGAAAGTGTAATGGCTAAACAGCCAGAACTAACCCTATGGGATTTCCTTGAAACAAGACCAGACCGTGCTTATGAAGAGTGGGCTATCAAGATTGGTAGTACTCTGACTGAGACTTATGAAGCTAAACCATATGCTCGTTTAGAAATTGATGAGCAAGAGTTTATACATTATATGATTAATAATAAACACACTTGTCAGAAAAAATACTATGAACGAAGACCTTATCATGGAAGTGGGGATAGTGAGCTTACCAGTAATTATCCTATGAAGTGTGGGTATAACGCACGAAACACAATTGAATACAACTGGGGACTTTATGGAGATTCAAACGATCAAGTAAAACAACTGATTGGTGATAGAAGTGTATGGGATAATATCTTGAAAATAGATTATGACACTGCTCTAGTCAGGCTACTTGCCTATCTCCCTGGACAAACTCTTCCTTGGCATCATGATAATCTTGGTAATTGGTGTAGAAATAATAAACATCTTAATCCAAGAGTTGATGAACAGATGTGTGATATTGGTCCAATTGTGCGTGATCTTGTAATGATTACTGACTGGCATTGGGGTCATGTATTACAGATTGAAAACTCATACTTTCCTAATTGGAAGAGTGGGGAAGTCTATAACCTACCAATTCCTAGACCTCATTGTAGTACTAATATGGGAATGAGACTTAAACTTACTTGTAGTATTAGTGGGGCAAGAATACAATGACATATCCAATAAACGCAAGAATAGACTCTACTATTAGTCCAAAAGATGCTATTCCTGAAGAAATTCTTAAACAATCTCCTTGGCATTGGAATGCTCAGGAACAGAATCACAATGACGGTAATTCGTTTATGTACAAATCTGACCATGTAGACTGGACAGAGTTAGCAAATTGGGCAATTGCTAGATCTAATGAAGTTAGGATTCCACAAAAATATTGGCACTGGCACGATGGTCACGCTATGCATGCTAAAGAATCAGTTAATCACTGTCCCATTTTTGATACTTGTAAACAATGGATGGTTCAAAATGATTATAATGAACATAATACTAGATACTTTAAGTTTGCTAATAAAGAACTTGATAGGTTTTTTGAACCTCTCAAAGCCATGTTTGAAGATACACTTGAAGATATGACCATGAGTTTATTCGTACAACCTCCTGGGCAAACTATGCCTGGCCATGTTGATACTTATTCTTCTTATATGAGAAAGACAGGAGAGTATCCTGACTATTCTCGTTTACGTAGATACATGACTTTTGTTTCTGACTGGGATTGGGGACATTTCTTTCACTACGGTAATCATGTAATGCAACCTTGGAAAGCTGGTGATACGTGGGATCTCGTAGGAGGCATTTATCATGGTAGCGCTAATTGCGGTGTTACACCAAAAATTACTATGCATTGGAGTGGGAAGTTAAGATGAGTATATATGAGAAAAGAGATTATTATCAAACATTCTTAGATGAACAAAAAATTTCATTAGATAATCATTTTGAGATCAGTCCTTTAGAAACTCAATTAAACCTTAAATGGCGGTGGGAAGCAATTGTTAAATGGGCTGACCAGAACAGAGATAGTGCAATACACAAATCTATCACTCCAATCAGACCTTTCGTATCAGATGAATCTATGCGCGAGTCTGTAATGTCTATGTGGGCGGGATACAGTGAGCATAACACACAAGAATGGAATTGGGGTTTTAAAAGTGATGCAATCTTAAAAGATTTTATTGGAGAAAAAGCATTCGCAACCATGGGTCTTGATATGCAAACAAGCATGGTTAGGCTACTTCAATATGATCCTGGACAAATGCTTCCCCTTCATACAGACTCATACAATGGTTTTAAAGATCGTTATGGTGATGGAAATATCACTCGTTGGTTTATAGCAGTCACTCCTTGGGATTGGGGTCATTTTTTACAAGTTCATGATAACTTAATATCAAAATATGATTCAGGTTATGCTCTCCAAATTCCAGAAGGTGTATATCATCTCAGTGGCAATGCGGGTATTAATCCAAAATATACTTTTACTGTGACAGGTTTTATAAAATGATTGGTATAATCGGGTCTACAAGTTATTTAGGACAACATTTAGTAAATCAACTTGATGGTTACGCATTAGATGGTAGATTTGAATGGTCATTAGAGGAGTGGAAAAAACTAGCACGTGCATACTCCTATCTGAGGAGTATTGTAGTTCTTTCTCGTGCGTGTAGAAAGCAAGAACCTCGTCGTGATGTTGATACCATGACCTCTGAAGTAAAAGGTTTAGCTAACATTGTTTCAGCCTTTAATAATAGGCGCATTATATATACTAGCACAAAGGCTATCTGGAAAAAAGAACAATATAGTCCGGGTCGAGTTGATAGAGAAGACATTGGTTTAATGATTGATATCGCTAGTCGAGGACATCTACGAAATAAAATTATAAATATACCTACAAATAAAGATGGAGGTAGAGTTTATGCTGATGAGTTTGATGGAGAAAAACCAATAGACATATATGGAGCCACTAAAATATGTGGTGAACTACTCATTAGAAATTGTTGTAAAGACTACACAATATTTAGAATTTGGGATATAGCGTAATTTTTTACAATGCGTTATAATAAAAATCTGAGAAAACTCAGTAAAGGAGAAACAAATGACTGAATTAAAACAGTATAAGCCAGAGGGGTACAATCCTTCTACTGGTATTTATGCAAGTTCATATATTTTTACAGGAAACTGGGATGATGAACTTTCAAATCTTAACTACACTCCACGCACTCAAGAAAGTCAAGACGAGTCAATTAGACAGTCTGATGACGAAAAAGGTATCCACTCTGGTTATCTATATAATTCTTTCAAAAGTGCTACTGGAGAATCTACATTTCATGATACACTAGGTGATGATTTCTGGAAAGAGGATGTTCCTTCCGATTTTAGTTACACAGATTCATACTACGCTTCGCCAAAACTTGCAGCAATCTGTGACTGGTTTCAGTGTGAAAAGTCTCGTATTAGAATTTTCCAACAACAGCCTGGTCATCATATGCCTATTCATACTGACTTTGATAATACAAAAGGCACTGAGTATGGTGAGACAGTTCGCATCTTTGTACAACTCAATGATATGCCTGGAGGAGCTTGGTTCCACTTTCAAACAGCTGATTCTCAAGTGTCTATCAACTTACAAAAAGGTCAGTTTTTAATTTTTAACCCTGATCATACTGGTCATGGTACACAAAATATTACATCAATTCCTCGTAATACATTTATGCTTGTTGTGAAACGTAATGAGTGGATTGATAATCTATGTCAAAATGAAACCATGCAGTTTATTGACATTGATGAAATGGTTCAACTTAAACAGGCTGCATAATGCAAATCATTACTTACCCCAGTGATCGGTCATCAATGGCAGATTCTGGACCTTTTCAGCTTGGTAATAAAAGGTTATTTGAATTACAAAAGACTGCTGTTGACCAGTACAAAGATGAATGGGTTAATAAAAAAGGACTTTTTGCTCCTGGTGGGGTAGGTAGATTAACCAATTACGCTCTGTCACTAGGCCTTGATGTAGATTGTATGGATGCTTCTTCTGTTTGTGAAGGTATATGCAAACAAGAATATCCCTCAGTAAACTACATCAAGGCTAATTATATGGTTCCACTTCATGGATATGATTACATATTTTTTGAAGATTTAGTGTACACATTACCGATGATTTCTTCTGTCGCTCATGCGATTAATAATTGGCAGACAATGATGGTACAGATTTATCCTAAAACCAAAACGTACTCTATATACAGGTTTAACTCTGATTATTTAGATGATTATTTCTATCAATATGAAGAAACTGGTGTGAAATACATTAGAAATCTTCTATCAAATGGAACTGTAAATATATGGCTTGACCCTGAAGAATTACAAGAATTAGAAATAGAGAGTATTGATCTTGACTTGAACTTTCCCCTTCCAAAGTTTGAACACTTACCTAAAAACAATCTTAAATACACTGCAATCGCATACACTGAATCCAGAAAGGATAAGAGTGTCAGGCTTCGATTATTTAACGCAGGTTTCAGTAAAAATTTTCAAACAAACCAAGAAGTCATCCTCCCTCCAGCAGTCCCAGAACGAGCAACTTACAGAACATCAGGTTGGATTCAAGAAACTTCATGATTTATTAGTAATAGTTTTTATTTCTAATTTGCTCTTTTCTCAATTTTAAGATATATTTAATCTCTTGAAAGAAAAAGGAGCGAATTTTATGATTAGCAAGTTTTTCAACTTAAAAGTGATTGAAGCAAATGGTGTCTGCCATAAAGCAACATGGAAAGAGCGTTTTCAGTGGTTGCTACAAGGTTGTCCTCTTCGTGATAAGAAGGTTGTCGAAAGATACCAAAGGATGTTAAAGAATCACTAAATTTTACAGGGCAGCTTCAAAAAATTACAATTTGCTGTTGCTCTTTTCTAAATTTTTCTATAATATGTTTTTACAAGATGAGTTGAGGCATCATCCTCTGGGCATAAGAAGTTCCTCGTGGACATACGTGCTAAAGGTAAACCCAGTTAATGATGCAACGGTGGTGACGGAATCGCCCACAGCCTTCATACTCTCTTGTCCCTTCCACTGGGTGAGGTGGCGTACCTAAACGATATATTGGCATCAGGCACGATGTAGA